AGTCAGCATTGCTGACATAACTATTGCGGATAACACTTTTATTGTCTTCATCATATACTTTTACACACTCCTTCTCATAGTATATACCATCTGTTGTAATTTGTCAAGCGCCACTTCAACATAGTCAAGCATATCAGCAAGACCTATATTGGTTTGAGTTACAATAATGGCAAAGAGTCCTATTATGATTATAGTTTTAATCATTAATTTACCTCCCATTCACCGTTCTTATTCATACACACTTTTCCGAACGACTTAAAAGCGTGATTTGGCCGACTATAATATCGGCAGTATTCAGGAGTGTAAATATCTCGGTAGTAAAATTCAGCAAATAGTTCCCAATAACTTGGTCCATCAAACTTCTTTCTACCATCGGCACACTCCAAAATTTCTTCTTTAACAATAGTATTACCTTTTTGTTTAATAACAATTTTAATATAACAATATTGTCCATCAACTTTTTCAGGTTCTATTGTTTTAATCTTATCGTAATAAACTCCATTGTCAGTTTTTTCTAATTTTTCTAATATCTCGGTTACTTTATCATAATTAATTGTATCAATATCACCTTCAACTGATACTACTTTTATATTTTTTTCAAATGCCTTTTTATTTAAATCACAATCTACACAACCCCACGCCATTTCCATACATAATAGTACAGTAATCATTATTAAAGTAGCATACATTATTACTCTATATTTCGGATCCATCATTACGGTTTCTCTATCCATCTTCCATCTGGCAACTGACAAGCAGTTCCAAACACAACTTTTCTATTAACTCCACCTACACCAATGAGCGGCCATTGATTTGTTATATCAATCGTAGCGTCATAGTCTTTACATTTAAATGGACCTTCAAGGTATGATCTGGTCACTTTAATTATGCCAGAGTTACCTGTTTCTGAATTATACCAATTTGTATAACTTTGTGTAGTTGGACCATTGTTTAAATGATCTACAAATATTGCATTGTGTACATCATAATCTGACTTGTACATAATCTCGGCACCAGCAAATGCACCTGCAACAGCACACCCAGCAATTATATAAGGATCGGTTACTCCGTTTTCCACACACATTGCTGTAGTAGTCACCGTACCTAATGTTGCACCGACTTCAGATCGGTTTATATTAGCACAATTTGTTAGTGTTAAACTAACTAGTAAACTCAAAATTATTTTTTCTAATCTCATCACAAATTTTCTGACTATCTACACTTTTAACAATGTAAAAGTCCTCATTATTATCTATTACAAATCTATTAAAGTTTTGTTCCTGCCAGAGTGTTTGTGCTCTAGCAGTTACAGGTCTAAAATATGTTGTGCCATCATTAGCACTTGTACATACAAAATCACCAAACATTATTTTATCCAACTCGTTAACTTGAACCAAGTATTTTGCAACTGCAATTTACCATCTGCCCAAGATTTCTTTTGATATTCAATGGTCTTTTCCTTCTCATTGATTATCCAAGTTTGTGTAGACTCAACTACACTATTAACTTTAGCGACTACTATATTTTCATCTGCCATAGTTGTTGTTTCTTCTGCGATTGATTCAGCATATTTTTGAAAACTGAAAACAAACACGAAGAAAATTACTAATAATAGTTTCTTCATTATATACTCCTTATTATTGATTGTAATTTCATATAATTTTTACCAATATAATTACCTGTAATATTATTATTACAACTGGAAGGATTGTTCTAATCAATTCCATAGTATGATTATATTCATCTAATTTTTGTTCTAACTTTGTTCTCTTGTTATTACTTTTTAAATATTCTGTATAAAAATCACTCATTAATCGTTAACACTCATTGGAACTGATTCTGCTGTTTTCTCAGCATAAGATTTCCCAAAAACTTTCATATAGAAAGTATCTCTAGGACTTGTTGTTAAATATGTTGAAAGAAGATTATCAAAATTAATCTTCAAATCTGAATAATATTCTGGATGTTCTTGTTTAAGAGCAATATGTTCTTTAAAAAATTGTATTCTATTTTTGTAAATATCGTCTTCTTTATCTTCTTGTTCTGTTTTCTTGGATAGTTTGATGTCTTTTTGTTTTGCAACTTCAAACTCTTTAAATAAATTCTCTTTATCGTATTTAAATGTCATAATATAGTATTTCTCCCTTATTTTGTTAGTTTATTCATTAATAGTATCATAAATCGTTGCTTTTGTCAAGCATTAAAAAAGTGAGTAAAATCAACGATTTTATAGGTATTAGTCTTCCGAGGATGACCGAGGATTGACGATTCAGGTCGTCCACGAGTAGTACATCACCCATTATTTGCAACTTTCAGTTGTATTAATAATGTCTTTAAAACATCATTAGCATCCGCTATTGTACTCTTATCTGAATAGTTATTTGCACCATCCAATTTATCTATAGCAGTTTTTACTTGTTCTATTATCTCTTTTATGTCCATTACTTACCTAATTTTGAATCGTTTTCTAAATTGATTGCAATATCAATATCTGATTCTGCCTTTTCTTTAACATAATCGTTTAATGCTTTTTCTGGAACAGTAGTTTCTGGTAAAACATTACCATCTTTATCTCTTACTATACCAGCATTTTTATCTTCTTCTTCAGGTGTCATTGGTTCTTTTAAGTCACCATAGTCAACTTTTGTGTCTGGTAATACTAATTTAATTTTAGTTAACTGTAAAGGTTCATCTTCATCAGCATAAGTATCAATATAAACATCTTCATTTTCAACTGCCTCTTCCAAGGTTTGAGTAAAAGTATCATCATCATATTTTACTTTACCAATAAATTCAGTTTTACCTGAATCTGTATAGTTAGCGTCAACCATATAAGTTTCAACTCCATTTTTAGCGTCTGTTATATCTTTACCAATTTTGGAATGATCTATTCCTCCATTATCTGAAAACAGGTTATCTGCCTCATCTTGGTTTTTTGCCAGAACATCTTGTTCTATGCAAAGTGTATAATATGTTTTATTTCTATATAAGTTTTTACCTATATCTTCTTTATTTACATATACATCTGTATCTATTTTTGCCATTAGTCCTCCTTTTTGTTTAAGAAACCGTCAACTGACCATTTCTCTTTTTTTTCTTCACTACTCAATAGCAATATGATATAGTGAATTGCTTTTAATAAATCTTTTCTGTTTCTGCCGTTCTTCTTACCGAATCTTGCCAAATACTTAATTGCATTTGCCTGGCAGAAATCTTTATCAATACCTAAATGTCTTAACATATCTTGTACTTGAAAACCGTCTTTCGTTGTACTATAATGTTCAGTATAGGTTGATTTTATATAATCTGTTAATTCTTTTATAATTTTGTCTTCGTTATATTTCATTAGTTTACTTTTTTATTACTCCAAGCATACTTGGTAAATTTAATTTTCTTTTTAGTTAATTTTGGATTAAAATCTTTTCTTAATGATGATCTAGCATATCCTTGTCCATAATCGTTAAACATATCTTTATTGTCTGTAGCAACATCACCAAATACATCTTCATAAGTTTGATAGTATTTGTTTTCAGGAATTAATTCAATTCTAGTTGTGTTAGCAAAGTTCTTTGCCATTTCTTTATAATTCCAATCACAAAATTTAAGAATTTTCATCTTCATTTTGTCTGTTAAAAATTTGTTTTTAAACTTGTTAGGTACATTTCTATATACAGTTTCATAAGCATAGAAAAAATCACCTTCGTTTTCAGGATCCATATATTCTCTTAAATAACATACATTAAAAGTTTCACCGTTAACATATTCGTTTAATGGTTTACCTTCAACAAAGATATTTGAATCTGTTTTTGTAAATTTATCTGTACTCATATTATTATGCAATCTCCTGTATTACTTCGTCAACATTATCTTCATCAATTCCTGTCATATTAACATTATCAACTTTTAAAATATCTGTTTTAGCAGTATCTAGGTCAATTTGACCATCTTTTAATTTATCAATTATAGTATCAACTGCTTTTTCAGCATTGTCCATTGCCATTTGTTTCACTTGTCCCATATTATTTGTCCTCTTTGTTAGTGTTAAATTGTTTTAAATACTCTTTAGAAACTAATACATATCCTTTATTAAAAGGTGATTTTATCCATTTGTGAGTTTTTAAATTAATTTCTTTTGTGATTGTTTTGTTTTTCATATACTGTATATCTTATCATACTGGTCAAGGAAGTCAAGCACTAATAAGTGTTGATTTTAAAGGGTTTTTTGATGTATGGAAAAGAACAAAAGGAGAACACCCTTTATTTCCAATGGTTTTTGACCCATTCTATCGTTTTTGGGTCATATGATTCGTATGGGTGTGGATTAGCGAGTTGGTTAGGATCAGGTTTACCGTGAAATACTGCGACTTTAGCATCTGGAAACCTTTGAAAGGTCCATCTGGACTTTTGAAACCTAGGATTTTCTCTATCATACCATTTAGCAGAGAAAGTCCACTCATTTGGAAAACACTTAAATTTATCAGGTGTTTGTTTGATACAATCTGATATAACATTTTGGTCACCTTGTAATTTACTAAATCTTTTCTTTTCTTTTAAGTAAGGTAACCATACATTTGGCGTCATCACTTCGTTATTAAATCTCATTACACTTGAATTAAACCCTTGTGTTGTTAAATTGAAATCTCTCATTAATACAACTTGTGATTGTTTTTCGTGTGTGAAAAAGCAATCTATATTTTCTAAAATAACTACATCTAAATCAAAGTATAAACAATCACCTTCTAGGTTTGCTTCAGGACTAAACAAAGTAAGTTTATTCCACCAACCTTCGTAGTCGTGGAATGGTAATTTTCTTACTATTACATTATCACCTTTTACTAATTTTTGCATTTTAGTGTGATCTGTATAGATAATAAAATTATGAGGTATGGTTAAATGTCTTTGTGTCATATTGTATAACACTTGGACATATTCCCATTTATACTTGTTTCCCCAATATAAACAAACTATATTAACCATCTATCAGATACTTACTGCAAATTGGAAAATGGTCTTCCATATGTTTTGTTATTTGATGTGTCACCATTCTCGTTTCTGATTGAGCATTGCTCTTATTTCTTTGATTACATACTCTACTAAAAGCATATACACTACCTGACCATATCCACTCGGTCATCATACATTGTGGTAATACCATTCTTGCCATTTCAGGTGCTATGTCTTCTGCTAACATATCTTTATAAGTTTCTGTTGCAACATTGATTAGGTGCATAATATCATAAGGTACTTCTTCATCACTTGAACCTTGTTTAATACTCTTGTCTGGTCTCTTACGCCACATAAATGGTATATAAAATTCTGGTTTATCATCTACATATCTTCTACTCACTTCGTTCCAACTTAAACCAACTTGATGTTTAACTAATTGTCTTGCAACAAATATTGGTGCCTTAATTCTAAATGATAGAAAGGCGTGAGCAAATGGTGACCAATGTCCAAATTTTGCTAGGTATTTAATTAACTTCTCATCTTTTTCATCAAGTACATCTTTAACTTTAGCAAATGATACTCTAGCAGCATTTACTACTGATAGGTCTGTTCCTAATTTATCTATTATATTAACTTTCATTTTGATACCTCAAAATTTCGTATGCTTCTCCACTTGCTATTTCTTTAAGTGTAAATTGATTTTCTGCAACAAACTTTAACCACTCTTCCATAGTTTTACCACCTGGTTTTAATGGTTTCTCTATCTTCTTAATATCTCTACTAGTTACAGGACCCATTACACTATTACCTTCTGCGAATACTGGTACATAATTAAATAAGGCGTCAAAAGCAGATAAACTATAATTGGTAACTAATGCGTGGCAACCTTTTAAATCATTTTTTATATCTGTATTCCACCATTCATTACCTGGTCTAGGTTTGTTTCTAAATCTAATCTCTCTATCTGTATATTTGCTTATCTCTTGTCTTGCTGTTGCAACCCATTCGTCTTGTGATATACCATTAAGGTGATAGGTAACTGTTTGTGATGATGGACATACTAATATATGTTTACCTCTATCGTCAGCACGCCAACCTTTAAATTCAGCGTCTATACCTAATTTTCTTAATTTCTCTATTCTAGCAGGTGTATTTACTCTACCAATATTTGTATGAAAACTACCTTTACATATTCTAAAGTAAGTTCTTTTCTCGTCTAATATTTTAGGTTCAGGATATCTTGTTATAGGTTTTGATATATAACCTGTATCTATAAACCACCATTCTTCTTTTTTCTCCATACATTTTCTAATGTCAGCAATATTACTACCTGCTAATCCCCAAAAAAAGTGTATAGGTTTATCTTCATCTTTCCAACCTTTTTCTATAAGTGGAAAAATTTGATGTGATAAACATTTACTCCATCTTAATTTATGTGTTATAATCATAATTTTCAAATACTGTATTCAATGGTTGGTTACATCTAACAAAACTAGCACATTTAGGAATATCTTTCAATCGTCTTGCACCAATATATGTACAACTTGACCTGACACCTCCTAATATATCTTCTATTGTTTCTTTAACAGGTCCTCTATCAGGTAATATAACTGCTCTACCTTCATTACCTCTATAACCGTCTTTTCGTTTTCCGTGTACTTCTCTTGCTCTATCGGAACTCATACCGTAAAATTCTCTTTTACCATTTTTACTTTCTACTTCACTTTCATTATGTCCTGCTAACATACCACCTAACATAACAAAATGAGCACCTGCTCCAAATGCTTTCGCAATATCTCCTGGCATATTACATCCACCGTCTGCCATTATATGTCCACCAACTCCATTGGCAGCGTCAGCACATTCCATTACTGCTGAAAATTGTGGTACACCCACACCTGCCATTGTTCTTGTTGTACATACACTACCTGGTCCAATACCTACTTTAACTACATCTGCACCTTGTATAATTAATTCTTCAGTCATTTCTGCTGTCACCACATTGCCTGCAATAATAGTTTTATCTGGATACTCATTTCTAACTACACTAATAAAATCTGAAAAGTTTGTATGATATCCATTTGCAACATCTATTGTAATAAATTTAATGTCTGGAAAACTCTTTAATACTTCTTGCATTGTAGTATAATCTTCAGCATTATCATCCCATAACTTACCTGTACCAGTACATACTGATACATACTTTAATTTAATACCTTCACCTACTGCTTTTCTCCATTGGTCTATTGTTGTTGTCTTCGTAATCGTGGTCATCATCTTATACTCTTGTATAACTTTCGCCATACTAAATGTTCCCACTCCATCCATATTGGATGCTATTATAGGACAACACTCATATGTTTCTCCTGAATTTTTAAATGTAAACTTACGAGTCATATCTACATCACGCCTTGATGATAATGTTGATCGTTTAGGTTTCAACAATACATCTTTATAATCTAATTTTATTTCATTATCTAGGTGCATATAATAACTCCGATTTAATTGTTAATACTTGTTTATAATTAATACTTTTAAAATAATCTTCAATATCGTTCATTGTAATATTTTGTTTTACCATTACTTTCTTTTTTGCCTCTATGTGTATAAAAGGTTTACACTTCTCAATAAGTTTTCTAGCACCTATTAGTGCTTCTATTTCATATCCTTCTGCGTCTATCTTTATATAGTCAATAAAATTTAAATCAAAACTATCTAAAGTTCTAATCTCTATATCTAAATTACCTCTATCGCTGGAGTGTGTATTACCTGTTTCTTTAGGGTCATATAATACTAATATATTCTTTTGTTCTCTACCTAAACCGTAAGGATATAATGTGTAATTAGTATTTGTAATATTTCTTTCATAGCATTCTCTTACTTGTGGTATAGGATCAAAGGCATATGTGTGATTAAAAAGTTCAGTAAAATCTTTAGACCAGAAACCTATATGTGAACCTACATCTACACAATTCATTAAATTAGGTTTCTTACTTTTTATATAATTTAATATTGTAGTTCTATGAATAGTCTGATAACCACCATCTTTGATATAGTGTTCAAAGTGTGTATCTGAATCTGGTAGATACCAACCCTTTACAAATTTCATATCTTTAACCATCTATCATTATGTAGTGTCCATTGAACAACTTGATTTATTCTTTCATCTATACTTATTTTTGGTTCCCAACCTAGTTGTTTCATTAAACCTCCATCTAACGCATATCGTAAATCGTGTCCTGGTCTGCTAGTATGAAAGTCTACCAATTTATATTTTAATTCTTTATTTTGTGCCCTAGCAATCTTTTGTGCAAGTTCTAAATTATCCCATTCAACAGGTCCTACTAAATTAAATTTAGGACACTTTGCCCCACCATAGTCTTGGTCTAATTTATCTATCTTGTTTTGATTTTGTAATAAGAATAAACAACCATCAGCAACATCTTTTGCGTGTATATAATGCCTACTGCCTGGTACTTTCTTATCTCTATCACTATGAATAGTTACCATATTACCTTCTCTAACATTTTTAATTGTCATAGGTATAAATTTTTCAGGATGCTGTCTTTCACCAAACACATTCATTGTGTGGGTAATATAGACTGGCATATCGTATGTGTTTTGAAATGCTACTGCAAGTTCTTCACCACCTGCCTTCGTAGCACTATAAGGATTTGTAGAATTGTATCTATCTCTCTCTTTATAATTAACACCTTTAGGTGCTGGACCAAATACTTCATCTGTTGAGAAGTAAATAAATCTTTCTAAATTTTTCTGTTTACGACCAAAGTTTAATATGTTGCAAGTAGCAACTACATTGTCCAGAACAAAGCACATTGGATCCTTAATTGATCTATCCACGTGGGAAGACGCTGCCAAGTGTACTATGTAATCAAAGTCGCCTAAATCTGCGGTCAACATTTCATTTAATTCTGCTCTTAAATCGTGGTAAACTATTCTTACTCTCTTTTGAGTTTCTTTATCAAACTCGTTCATCATATCTGCAATTCTATTTAAATTGCCAGAGTAATCTAGTCTATCTAATGAAACTATTTCCCAATCTGTCTTTTGTAGTAAATGTCTTATTGTATGATGTGCTATGAAACCTGCTCCACCTGTTAATAATATTCTTTTCATATCAATATCCTAATCTTCCAACTTTATTTTCCAATTCAATCCATTGTTTACCTATAACTTCAGGAGAGTGATTTGCTGTTATATAATTTTGTCCTTCAATAATTCTTTTATTGATTTCTTCTTTAGGTTTATTTATTAGATTCCTTAAAGCGGCAGCATAAGCAACATATTGAACTGATCTTGCCCAACCTGTAAAATCTGCATATCTTTTAAAAACATTCCAAGTATCAACACCGTGATTTGTAATTACAGGTTTACCTGAATATATTGCGTCTATAATTCTATTAGGACTTTTTGCTTTTATATTAATTAAACTATCCATACTGTTTATTTGTATAGGTAAAAAAACTACATCTGATTCTTTCATCAATTCATATTGTTTTTTAAGATCAAATTCATATATTTCTAATCTACCCTTTTCTATTTGATCTTTGTACATTACTTTAAATTTTTTACTTCTATCTAACATAGCAATTATTTTATACTCCATTCCTACATTGTTAAATTCTTCAATTAATGTATTCCAATGTATTTTATTAAAATGTTTGCTATTACCAAAAGTAAATATATTAATATATCTTCTACTCTTTAAAGCAGTTCTAGGTTCTTCTTTTGTTGCTTCTACTGGATCATTAACAATTATTGAATCTCTACCTATATGTTTTTTAATTAATTCTTGCATACCTGAGCAAGTAGTTATAAGTGCATCCGCATTTTGACAAAGGACATTATGTGGTTGAATTACTCTTTTAATCCATTTAAGTGAGATATATTTTTTCCATCTATTATCGCATATATCATAAACACATTTTATACCTTGTGATTTTAAATAAAATAAATCTTTAGGAGTTGACTTCTTTGCTAAAACAACTATGTCATCTTTAGTTGCTTCTTTTAAATTTTTAATTATACAATCTCCAGGTCTCATACCTTGTAAAGGTATCGCTGCTCTAAATCTATATGAGGCACGATTAGAATTATAATTAGGTATATAAAATTTTATCATACTTGTTTTACTAGGTCTCTTGCCCCATAAGTTATCATAAAGTCTGCACCTGCTCTTTCAAAAACTTTATATGTTTCTAATAAACTACCAGGCGCACCTATACCTAACCATTCTCCAGATGTTTGATATACACCAACAGGAGTACCATAATTAAAATGTTTTATATCACTAATTAAATCTATGCCAGTCATACCTGGTTTAATCATTAATTCATCAGCACCATCTTCTCTATATTTAATTGATCTATTAATAGCACCTTGTCTATCATCAACATCTAATTGATATGGTCTGTAAATACCTTTTTCTATCTTCATTGCATTACGCCAACCTCTATAAAATGTTGAACGGAATTTGGTACTATAACTCATTACTTCTATATTACCATCTTTTAATGCTTTAATATTCTTAACTGTATTATCTTGGCAATCACTTGGTGCTATAGTTGCTCCAGACGCCGTGTAAATACTTTTTGCATTGTCTAATAATAGTTTATCTGTTTTTTCTTGGTCTCCCATTATACAACAATGACCGTCTTGTGTATAAGAACATAAACATACATCTACAATCAATCTACATTGTGGTTGTATATCTCTGGAAAGACTAGCAGCAGTTACACATACTTGGTCAAACTTATGTGAATCAATATGTTCATTACCTCTACGAGTATCTGCTTCTTCACCTAACTTAATCTCTGGTATATAAAATAAAAGAAATTCTTTTACTCCTAAATCCATATCTTTCTTAACACGCTCATTAACTTCTTTCCACGCATTATAAATTTTGTTATCTTCTCCAAGTCCTGTTGGTCTTGTAGAATAACTAGCGAATATTGGTTGTATTAATCTCATATTTAAACTTATAATATTTTTGATCGTGTTGTAATTGTTCTACCATCTTAACTGCATATCCATTTAAAAATTCTGCTCTACTAAACTGACACGCCGAAAGATATAAACTATGTTCTCTTATCTTGTCGTCATCTGCAAAATAAGGTTTCTCTATATTCTTAATTTCTTTTTCTGATAAAAAACTAGCAGCATTAGGACCCAATGTTATTGCTGGGTAACCTTCTTGTATTGCTTCAAAGGCAGCGATACTAGTAAATGCTACTAAACAATGTATCTTATCTTTAACTAATTGGTCTTTTAAATTCTGACCTCTTTTAGTTCTTTCATCCCTATTAGGTTTTTGTCTAACAATAATTTTTCTATCAGTATATTTTCTAATTTCTTTAGTTACAAAATCAATATATTCTTCTTGTGTAAAATTTGTATGTCCATTTACAGTTAAACATCTTAATACTTTTGCTGATGGTGGTATGATTAATATGTTATCACCTTTAACTTGTTTTTTAGGTTCATAATTATGATAAGGCACATTCATAACCTTAGCAAATCTTTGTTTTAATATATCTATATCTGTTAAGAAATCTAATTGTGCATAATTTAAATGATCTAATGTTTGAAAATTATTTTTAGTAAATCTATGCCAGTTCTTTTGTGGATAACAACCCATATATCCTGTGTCAATATAATAAAAATCTATATTGTTATCTAAACATTGTTTAATTGTTTCTATACGAGTAATACCTCTAAAGACACGAATAGATTTGTCTGATACATCTATCGTATCTCTTTTTAGATATTTGTTTTGAGGATCTGATTTATAAATTAAATCTAAAAATTTATCTGTTTTTTTTCTGACTCTATCAACGCAAGTTATCATATCAAATTCTTAACTTTACCAAAATAATAACCACTTGATAAATCTTTTAAATTATAATGAGTAGCAGCATAATTAGCAAACCACTTATCTCTCTTATCCTGTACATTAGGATTTTCAATATCTTTTAAATCACCACTATTCATATCATAGAAGAAACAATTTGAAGATTTTACATACAAAGGTTTACCTTCACATATTGCTGGTGTCGCTGAAGATGATGACCAAGTACATACAGCATAAGCATTTTGTATTACAGGTATAATATCAGGATAGTTGCCATTTGCTTTTGATTGTATTGATATATCTTTTTTATCTTTAATATATGTAGATAGTGTTTCAAAATCTTTGTGTTGTGTACCTGATAATGCTCTATGAAATCTAACTATAATAGGTCGTTTTGAATATCGTCTTATTTCTTCTATTGTTTCTATAGCATATTCAGTTGCATTTTTCTTTTCTGCTGAATAACCTTCTGTTCCTCTATTACAAGTAATTAATATATGTTCACCTTTACCATTATAAGGTTTTACTTCTATGTTCTTCTTTGTAGAAATATCGTGCCATCTTTGCATAGCATTATCCATAAATTCTTTTTCAAAATATCTTGCACCTTTACTAGGATAGATACTGCCATATGGTTGTCTTGTCCATCTTAAATTTTGTAGTGTCATTCTGTTTATAGTAGATTTACTTAATTCAAAACCATCATAAGATATTAATACATCTGAATCTAAAAAGAATATCTTACCTATTGGTTCGTATTTGTCTATAATTTGTCTTCTATGACTTTGATCGCTTTGTTTAATATCACCTTTTACTTGATATGCAAAACACCAGGCATATTCAGTATTAAATAATTTAGTATTACTAATATAGTATGACTTCCAATCTGTATGATGTTGAAGACCTTGATAAAATGCTTTCGGCCATAATTCTTTATATGACCCAGCAGCACAAGTTCTAGCGTATATAGCAATTTCTTTCATTATTATCTAATCTTATTTGCTTTCACTTTTTGTCCTAGAACATAATACTTCTTCCTCTTCGTAGGTTTTTTAGTTGTAAAATCTAAAGTATAGTTTTTATATGGAGCAAATAATTCGTTCCACCATTCTTGTGGTCTTACTGTTGCGTGTGCATTTAATCCATTAGGTAAAGTCTTACCTGCCTCTTTTACGGCAGCAGTAGCAAATACATACTTACCTGAATAATCAAATAACTCTTTTATAATTCTAGGTAAATCTGTTTCTGGTATATGTTCTAATACATCTATACAAATTACTAAATCAAACTTACGACCTGCCTCTGGTTTCTTTTCAAATTTAGGTACGGCAGGATCATATTTGTAACTATTCCAACCGTCAGGATGATGTTGTGCTTTACCACAACCATAATCTAGTATTGTATCTACATTATACTTTGTTATTATTTCTTTTATCTGTGGCATATATCTTTTTATCATATGCCCTTTCCAAACTTTTGGATCCTTGTGCATTATCTTTGCCTGATCCAAATATATTTCATACATATTTTCCATTACATATCCGTTCTTGTTGCGTCATTAAACATATCAAACCATTCTTTATTATAATCACAATTTTTGTAATCTTTAAAGTAAGGTCCACCTTTAGTATAATGTACTAATTTAGCATTTGTATTATATTCATACTCACCTACTAACCAATTCCATTCCTCATCTATCTTACCTATTAAATTTTCATTCTCTAACCATTTGTATTGATGAAGTTCTAATCCTGTAGCACTATTCACATAATCAGGTGTTAATGCTGTACATTTAGCATTATTAAATATCATCATACTAGACCAATTCTTTTTAGGATATGGTGTTTGTGTTTGATTTAAAAACTTAACTGTACTGTTTGGTGTATAATCGTGTTGTACACATTGAACAGCATACTTTGTAGTTCTTTGTCTCCATAATAATGATATATCAGCACGAGATAACATA